AGAGCTGCCACTTCGGATAATTTTATGATCCCCACAACCCCCGAGCAGGCGATTGCCCAGATGAGCGAGCCGCGCTATTTTATCCAGAGATTTTTCCACGTAATCTCCAAAACCACAAACCAAAAAATCCCATTCATATTTAATTTCGTTCAGCAAAAATACTACAAGGTTAGGTCGCGGTACGACCTGATTCTCAAGGCGCGTAAGGAGGGGTTCACCAGTTTGGTATTGGCGATCTGGTTGGTGTCGTGCCTGTTCATCCAGAATACCCGCGCCGTGGTGGTGAGTCACGAGGACGACGCCACAAAGAGGCTGTTCGCAAAAGTGAAATTTTACCTCGACAATATGGGTTTTGCGGATCAAAAATTTGCCGTGACCCTGGACGACGATTCAAAAAAACAGATCACGTTCCCGCTGACTAACTCCTCATTCTGGATCGGGACCGCGGGGAGCCGGGCGTTCGGGCGCGGAGACGATATCACTCACCTGCTCCTATCCTAGGTCGCCCACTACAAAAACCAGGAGTTCCTGACCGGTCTCCTGGCCGCCTGCACCAAAAATGCCTGGCGGGTACTCGAGACCACGGCCAACGGGATCGGCGAGCGGTTTAATCTGATGTGGGAGGAGGCCGGCGATCCGCAGGGAGGGAGTGGCTGGAAGCGGCATTTTTTCGGGTGGTTTGAAGACCCGACTCACTCCGCGCCGGTCCCGGAACACCTGTCGCCGCTCCTGCTAACGGCGGCGGAGGCGAGGATGAGGGAGTCGATCAAGGCCGGGACCGGAGTAGAGATCAGCGATGCCCAGATTTATTGGTACCGCCAGACCTACAATTCGATGCCCGATAAATCCAAGATGGTGCAGGAGTACCCGAGCAACGCGCGCGAGGCGTTCATCAGTTCTGGCCGGCACGTTTTCAATATTCAAAAATTGGACGAGTACCTCCAGCGCTGCACCCCGGCGCAGTGGGTTGGGGAACTGACGGATGACGGGCACACGGTCCAGTTTCGGGATAATCCAGAGGGGCCGTTCAGCATGTGGAAGAACCGGCGGGACGGGCGGCGATACCTCATCAGCGCGGACGTGGCCAAAGGCGTGCCGGACGGAGCCTGGAGCGTGGCCAGGGTGTGGGATCGCAGTAGCTGGGAGCCAGTGGCGATGTACCGGGCGCGGCTGGACCCGGGCGATTTCGGAGAGGTGTTGACCACGATGGGGTATTTTTTCAACAATGCGATCCTCGCCCCGGAGAACAACAACCACGGATGGGCGTGCCTCGAACGGATCAAGTCGATCAAGTACAAGCACGTTTTGCGGACCTCAGATTTGTGGGCAGATGAAAAGCATCCAGATTTCGGGTTCCCAACAGACGAGCGCACAAAGGGTCTGCTGATCTCCGCGGTCCGCAACGCAGTTGAAGACGGCTCCTATTTTGAGTATTCTGATTTTTGTATTGGCGAGATGATGCGGGCGGTGTTCGATGATTATGGTAAGATGGTTTGTCAAAGCGGGTGGACGGACTCGATCATTGCTACGGGGATTGGGTTGTACTGCCTGAAATTTTTAACTTTGGATGAGACGTACCGGGAGTCGACCGCCTCTGACGCCCCGCTAGTCGCGTCATCGGTGGCCGGGCACAGGGGCGGACGGACCGGTTATACCAGACGGTTTCGGAGAGTCGCGTAACAAAAGGAGGCCACTGAGCCCATGAGAAAAGAGAACGAAAGAAGCTGTATCGCTGACATACATATTTGGTCTAAAAGTAACGGTGAATTGGCCATTGAATATAGGGGACATATAAATGAGTTTGGTTTGCTCACAATTCTCAAACAAGTAGTTGTGGACATTGAAACTGGACATATGGTAGCGATGAAATCATGAGTGAAAATACAGATCTTTGCCGTTTGCTGGAAATGAAGTTGATGCGCAACGACGTGCTGATCGAATGGGAAGAATCGCAGGGTTACGTCAAATGTGGTAAGATCAAATTGGTGAAACCAGACCAGTACCGTGAGGCGCATTACACGGGCACGGTGATCAGCGTTGGGCGGGACGTTTGGGGCGTGGAAGTCGGAGACAGGATTTTTTTTGACCAGTTCGGCAGGCCGGAGCGGTTCGATTTTGAAGGCCGGCGGTTCGCGCTGTTGAGTGAGAGCGCGATATTGGCGAAGGTGGACAAGAGGGTGGAAGTGGGATCGTGAACATGGATGATTCATCCAGAATAATAAGTTTTTCAGATATGGAATGCATGATTGAGCAGGCATTGTGTGATCCAGAATTTTATTGGTTTGTAAAAGAGCTGATACGATGAGCGCAGATCATCAGGACGAATCAAAATTCTCATGTTGCAATTCGTTCATCGTTCTTGGCCACGACCGCACGTGCAAAAATAAAGAACAGGAACCGACAGACCTGGACAAAGTGAACGGGCCGTGTTTGTGGTACGACAACGAGAAGTTGCCGAACACTCTGTACGTTTCAATTCCTCTACGTCTGCTGGCTGGCAACCCTGTCGGGACGTGCCTATTGCGGGGGTGGATCACGGAGTTTGTTGAGGGTATGTCGCTGGCGATCATCAGGAAATTGAGGATGTTGGAAGCGGAGAAAGCGTCGCGGGTGATCGTGCCGGGCGGCGCTGGCGGGAACGGACAGCCAGTTCCCTTGCAGGTGCATTGATGAGTGTAACCCTGTCGTATATTTATCAATGCTCACGTTGTGAAAACAAAAAAATGGATATGATTATTGTGGACATGAAATACGGGCCGATTGCGAAGCCCTGCATACCGGACGGGTGGTTTGAAATTGGCAGTTCTCTGTATTGTCAAAATCATATTGTGGAAGTAAAAATTACTGATCTCAAAAAAGAAGCGGAAGCCCTTCGATGAGCCTTCCGGGATGCCATTGCGATCATTGTGAGGGCGTTGAATGGCCTGCTCCACCAAACATGACGCCGGAAGAACATGCGGAAATTGAAAAAAATTTAAAAGGATTTCCATCTCTGTTAGGGTCGGCAATGTGTTCCAGGTTGGATAAAATGTTTATGGAGGTTTTTCGATGAAAATGATGACCCCGATGAAAAACAAAATGAGTCCCGCCCCAATCGGCGTCGCGCCGCTCCCAGAGGAGCACGGCGAAACCAAGATGAACGTCCAGGATATGATGGACGGCGGCGGATCCATCCAGTTGAACGTTAGCGATTACCCGCAGTTGACCGGCATCGAGGCCGGGGCGGAAGTGTCCGGGAAATGGAATGGGAACGTTGATGCGGCTCCCGATGAAGACGGCAACGTCACGGTACGGTTTTCCACGATGGAGATAGAGACCGACAACGCGGCTGACCGAGCATTGGAAGAACTGTCAAACAAGTCCAAGCAGACCGGCGGGGATGAGGGGGATGATGAACTATGAGCCCGATAACGAACTATTTTGGCGGTGAAGGAAAAGCGGTGATGGACAAGATGAAGAAACGCTACGGCAAGAAGGGGAAAAAAGTTTTCTATGCGACCGCGAACAAGCGCGGCCAGAATCCGAAGTCCGGGCGGTCGTTCCCTCCAGCCCCGGCAAGGCAGGCGTGACATGGCAAAGAAAAAAGAGACGGCAAATACGATTGCGCCCGGATATCCCGAACAGCCTCCAACCAGGGTATGCGTGACGAAAGCGCAGGCTGGCGACGTTTACGTCGGCCAAAAAATATCCATCACCGTTGAAGGCGAAGTGCAGGGAATCAGAAAAGATTACGGCGATGGGTCGAAGTACGAAATCGAGCTCAAGGATTCAGAGGTCACGGACATTTCAGGGAACAAGGCTGATGATGAACTGGAAACCCTGGCCGGGAAGAAGAAAAAGTAATGTGCGCGTTGTGCGGCGGAAAGAAACGTCACAAAATATATTGCGCGAACCATCCGAAAAACAAAAAATGAACAAAGAACTGCAAGTCCATTCAGGCCAAGTTGGAGCGCGGAAAGACCTTCCGCCTCCCGATTACACGTCTGACGAATACGAAAGCAAGTTCGGGCGTCAAATAGAACTGACTGAATCGCAAACGAAAAGACTCAAGTCCCGCCTCAAGAAAGAAATCGAGAATTGGAAGACAGACACCGCAGACCTCCACAAGACCCTGGAAGAAAACAATGATTTACTGGAAGGCGTGACTGAAGAAACGGGGTTCCCGTGGCAAGGCGCGAGTCACCTGCACGTTCCAATCATCGGGATATATATGAAAGTTTTCCATTCAGTTTTGACCCGTTCAACGATGGGCGCGGACGAGATTTTCTATGGCGAGACGAACGATGACGCGCTTCAAGAGTTCGTGCCGGCGATTGAATCGGCGTTGAACTACAGCGTGAAGAACGAATGGAACATCGCTCAAGCCCTCAAATCCGTGTTCTGGACAGCTCCGCGCGACGGTCTGGGGATTCTGCAAGTCCCCTACGTTGAAGAGTGGGAAACCGTCAACGACGTGATCTACATTTCAAACCCGCAGGAGTTCGCCGTTGAGTTCCCGTCACCGGAAGAGTCAGGACTGGATGAAGCAGAATATTTCGATTTGCAAATGCGCGTCATGGTGGAAGCGAGCGAAGAGTCCCCGATTGAAATCCCAGTGACGTATGAGAGCTTAAAGTACCGCGGTCCGAAAGGTGAAGTCGTTGAACTGGCTGATTTTTGCATTTTCCCGGCCACTGCGCGGTCAATATCGCGGGCGGACAGTCGCGGTCACGGCAAGCGGTATTTCCTCCGGCGCGGCGAGATCAGGCGCAAGAAAGAAGACGGCGTTTGGATTGCCGAGAAGGTTGACGAACTTTTGAAGAAGTCGCGGTCAGGCCACACGGCGACGCAGTTCATGACCTCAAAGGACAAGATTGAAGGGCTGGCGCGGTCAGGCAGATCGGACGAATACGAATTTTTTGAACTGGTCTATTATTTCGCGCTTGAACCTGGAGAACCTGAAACCAAACTGTTCTTGACGTATTCCTTTGAAGAAGAACTTCTGATGACTCACATCGAGTTCCCGTACCGTGTCGATTTTTATGCGTTTTTTCGGATTGGCACGAGACCAAACCGGCTCATCGGGCCGAGCATCCCAGGCGATCTCCGGGACCTGAACGATGAAATTGACACCCAGCACAACCAGAGGATTCATACCAGAGAGATTTCAACCATCCCGTCGTTCAAAGGAAAGAAAAACTCCAACAAAGATTTTGAGGCCCAGGCGGATGAAAACCTGTTTTATCCAGGAGTGATCTTTTGGCTGGATGACCCGGAAGCGTTTGACCAGTTTAGGATTCAGCCGACAGATTTGGGTGAGTCCATGCAGGAAGAGCGTAACTCCATGCAGTTCTGTTCTCTGGTTGTTGGCATTGACGCCTTTGTCGCAAGCGGGAACCCACAAGCCGCCGATCCGAACGCTCCAGGTAATAAAACTATCGCCCTCATCAACCAATCGAATTTGAGGATGGAAGACCCAATCGCGGAGATCAGGGAAGGCGTTGAACAGGTTGGCACAATTTGTCTGTCCCACATGTACCAGTTCGGTCCAGCAATCATTGAGTCGCCAAACATGCAGGATGACAGGATGTCAGGGAAAAGCATGTTCCCAAAACGGATTCTCCGCAAGGGTATCAAGACCAAGATGCAGGCCGTAACGGTAGCGCAGAACGCGGACGCGGAACTTCAAAAGGGTTTGCAGTTGGCCGGTGTCCTTGTAAAGTCCGAACCTCTGATTGCGCAGTCCGGGGCGCGCCGGGTTGAGTTGTGGCGGTCCGCTTTACGGGCAGGACGGGTACCGAACAGGAACAAAATCCTGCCCACATATGAAGAGATCATGCAACAGGAAATGCAGATGCGCCAGCAGGCCATGCAACAGATGGCCATGCAACAGCAGGCAGAAGCCCAGAAAGCCGCCCAAATGAAGGAACAGGCCATGATGAAGAGCCTCCGGGACGGCCTGGCCAAGCGCCGGTTACTGGAACAGATCAAAGGACAGGCCAAAGAGAAGGTTGGCGCGATGCTTGTCGCCGGCGGGAACGGGAATGGCGCATAGAGAAAACATTGAACTGTCATTGACTCATGAAAGAGTCGTCAGAAATTACTACCTACGCAAAGTAATTGAAATGGCTTTCTCTTATTTATCCCCAAAACAAGAAAAAGTGGCTAGGGCATATTTTGGGTTTGGTAAAAGCCCATTGTCTTATAAAGAAATATACCGACCCCTATAAATACTACTACAACTACCACAAATATGACTGGTTTATTCATAATAGATGATACTATCGCTAAAACCTTTGGGCAAGTATTTTTTTCTTAAGTCAATAGTTGATTTCTGTTACGTTTTAAGCCAAAATTTTTAAATGACAAAATACAGGCAATACTATGAAAA